GAAAATTATCTGTGGATAACTTAAATATTTTACTTGTGGGATAAACTGGGACCTGCTATAGTAGCAGCATCACCCGTTTGCTGGGATCCGGTGCAAAACTCAAACCAGCACAACAACAGAAAGGACAATCATGACAAAAAAATTAAAACCTGAGTTTCAACCCGGTGGCAGCAAGCGCCACGAGATCCTGGACAAAGCGGTCCGGTATATTCAGGACCCAAGGTTTGGGCTGCAATCAGACAAGAAATTTTTCTTGCTGGAGCAGGTTGGGCTAACGACAACCGAATACCTGGAGGCCCTGAACCGGGCGTCCAACGGTGGGTTGGTAAAAAGTGCACTGGGAGACTAGTGCACCCCACTGGGGTGGGCCCTCCCGTAAGGGGCCAAGCTTCAAGCCCTCAAGCTCCCAAGCTTGACAGGTTACAAGCTTTATATTATAAGATTTTATAGGAGGATATTATGTTAAAAAAAGAAGCAAGAGAAATTACCGGCGGGCTGTCGAAGCCGTCGAAGATGCCAGGGCCAGCGTATAACCTGCCAGCCTGGGCATGTCAAACCGGGTCCAAGCTCAGGAAGGTTAAGGGCTCACCCTGTTTTGGCTGTTATGCATTTAAAGGCCGTTATAATTTTAGTAATGTACAGCAGGCGCTGCGGCGTCGACTGGATGCCCTGGAGTCACCGCTGTGGGTTGATGCAATGGTGACCCTGATCAAAGGGCATCCCTGGTTTAGATGGCACGACTCAGGCGACATACAAAGCGAGCAGCATTTAAAAAATATTTTTAAAGTGTGCGAGCTAACACCGGACACGAAGCACTGGCTGCCAACGCAGGAGCGAGGATACCTGCCAGCGGATCCGGAAGAGGTGCCTGCTAATTTAATTATAAGATTATCAGGGTCTAAGATTGACGGACCATCACCGAAGGCGTGGCCGTGGACGTCTTCAGTTGTTACCAGCTCAGAAGCTCGAACCTGCCCGGCCCCTGAACAGAACAACGAGTGCGGCAGCTGCCGGGCTTGCTGGGATAAATCGACATCTAACGTGGCCTATGGTAAACACTAACCATGGCCCACGAATTTCGACATCCTAATTATTATAAAAAATTAAATGAAAAAATGCGCAAGCTCACAAGCTCTCAAGCTGGAGGCGACAAGCCTCCCATCCCTGAGCCAAAGGCTCAAGCTTCAAGCCAGAGTTCACAAGCTCTAGGATCTGATGACCAGGGTACAAGCGCACAAGCCCTCTTTCCGGGGCACAAGCAACGAGGATAAAAGTATTTTTTGTATGCTTCACGTGGAAGGCTACCTGGTGAGGTGAAAAGCGTATTTTGTTACCCGATGTTACCTTCAGCTCCAATGTAAAAAAGTGCTCGTTAGGAGAATAAGCCAATAGATCGGGAGTCCCCAATAAGCTACGGTTTTCCAACCTATTCCATGAAATGTTTCTAACTTTCTTCTTAAGTTCACTGTATAATTTAGCCTCTGGTTTCAAGTGGGTAACCTCAGCTGATTATAGTTTGCCAATTATCTTTGGCATCTTCCATGTACCACCAAGTTTAACACCTTTTAAATTTAAAATGTGGGTGTCTCTATCACCAATCATTCGAGATTCCAACAACTGAATTACTTCAAGATCAAGTTTTTCTCCGTTAGGCATTTCAAGTTGGACTCTGGCATTTTGTGCGGCTGGTGACACTAGAAATTTATCTAAGTATACCCGTAATTCTTTCGCTTTCATAAGTCTTGTATATATCCCATAAACATATATATTGCAACTATGAGTCAAGAAATTGTTGAAAAAAAGGCACAGCCACTTACAGATTTAACTGAGATGCAAAGAAGATTTTGTGATTACCTTATCTTTAATGAAGGTAGAACTACCCACCAAGATGCTGCCCTGCATGCCGGATACAGCCCACAAAGAGCAAGAATAGAAGCGTCTGAGTTATTAAAGAATCCAAAAATACAAAATTATTTAGCTAGAAGATCTGCAGAAATAAATAGGTCATTTGCTGTAACTAAACATAACTATGTTAGAAGACAGCAGGAGCTATCTCACAGATTAGTTAGTGATGGTAAGATTAAAGATGCTTTAGGTTTTGAAACATTGATAGGTAAAGCTACAGGACAATTCAGTGAGACTAACTACAATGTAAATATTAATGCAACAGATATCAAAGAACGAGAAGAAGAAATTAGAAGACTCAAAGAGTTAAACGAAAAAAGAATTACAGATACAAAACTTCTTAAAGAGTAACCCTCTCCATTTTAGTTACACACCCAATTGGAAATACATTACGATCTGAAAACAACTCGTCACCTTCTTCATAACTAGCAAACGTTCTAATATTCTTTTTATCTTTGTTAAGTAAATACGCATGAGTAACCATAACTGATGGCATGAAACCTTCTGCTGTATGTAAGTCTGCGTGCCCGGCATCACCCGTGATATCAACCCATGTAATTTTATAGAAGTAGTATCGCTTCTTTTTTATTACAACAGATTTGTATTTAGATTTCTTTGCTCTTCTCATGGTGTACCCCTTTTAACATATGAAAAAATAAAAAACAAAATTCATGTGCGCGACCCCCTATATCGTTGCAATTCCTAGCTTTTTGATACTTTTGTACCAATTGTACCTCATTGTACCAAGGGGTCTTGGTACAAATTTGAGCAATTAACCATTGGTATATAACACTTTTTTAAATTGTACCTATTGTACCTAGGTTTTAAAAAAAATAAAAAAAATTTTTTTATTTTATAGAGAAAAATCGTATACAATTGTAAAATTGCTCTATTATCCCTGTATTTACTCATCTTTTTGACCTAAAATTGTACCTGGAGGCCCTTTTTTCTCTGGTACAATTGGTACAATTTTATAATATTCATCTACTCTACGTAGAAATTCATGCATATACCCCTGAAATTCCTCATCATGCACCTCAAATTTCTGGAAAAAACAATCTTTGCTGCACATTAGAATAATTCCAGACTGTATCTTTGTATCGTATACTTGATTGTGGGCCATTGCATAAGCAGCCAGCTGAGTAAAGTAGTCATCAATCCATTCTCTTTGTTTTGGTTTATTGGTTTGTTTAAAATCAATAATAGCCTCTCTACCGTTATACATTCCTACAACATCTGTTGCACCTGCATACAGTCCAGGATAGTATAATGTAACTTCGCTACCCCACACCTCTCCCAGGTCCCCGAGCCCTTTTTCTATAACCACATTAGCCATTCGTTCTGCTTCACGACCAATAGACGTTAAGTCCAAATGATTTTCTCCAAGAATGTACCCTTCCAAATACGTGTGCATTGCTGTGCCTCTCATGGCACTCACATCACGAATCCGGTCTGCTTGCTGGGTACCTACCCGCTTCTTCCACTCTTCCAATTTAGCCTTCTTTTCCGGACTCTGAGTCGCTGACAATATAGTCGTCACACTCGGCAACTTTTGTCCTGTTATCTCGTAATGTCTTTTACCTTCTATCGATGATCGAATCGATGCAGGATATTCAAATTTTTTATTCCACTTCATTTTAGTCCTTTCTCCTTTGCTACTTTTAATACATTTTCCATCAACTCTAATGTTGCATGATGTTTTTTATCATTACAGCCACTGCAACAGAAAGCCAAATTATTAACTTGATAAGTTTTATTATTATCAATTCGATCAATAGAAAAATTCGTAGTATGCTTTACCCGTTTCCCGGTCCCAACTGTACGTTTATAGGTCCATGAATTTTCGCAATAAATACAGATATTTCCGTCACTTTCTGGATATTTATTTTTCATAGCCAACCTATGCTTTTCTAATTCATTCCAAATCTCAGCCTTAGTTATGGCAGGCCATAGTCCACGTTTTTTACATGATGATGGTTTGAAAACAGCAGCTATACAGTTAGTAATAAAACCATGCTCAGAATTACCATAAGACATATTATGTGCTAACTTAACTGCCCTACCATGATCAGAGTCATTGTATTTTTTCTGTCTTAGTCGTTCTCTTTTCTTAAACTCTGGATCGTTTTGATATTTATCTTTATAGTTCCAAACCATTTTTTCGATACCCCGTTCCCCGTTTCCGGTCGCCCCAACGTTTCTGCCAAGACCACACACTTAATTTACTACTGTATTTTTCCAGGAGACTTATTCCATAATCGATACCAATCAAGGTCCACAATTTCAGCATCTCCTTCCAATTTCTGTGTCGCATAATGTTCTATAACTTGTTGTATTTTAGGTAATTTCGTGTGCGCGTAGGGCCACAATAACCTGCAGACATAGTACGCATCTCTGAATGTACAACGCCAACGATATTGTTTCAAGTATTTAGTACCATCAACTCTTAAACCTTTTCTAGGTTTATCATTTAAAGTACCCACACCTAACACCTCGTGGACCCACATCAAAACAGATTGATCGGTCATCGTTATCTCCATTGATAGTCTTAGACTATTAGAGATTCGATAACCATTACCTTTATGTTTCTTTTTCTTCTCTGGTCCACGTTTAAAGTGTATAGATCCCTCACCATCAAATAGCCCTGCGATATACGCAATATCTTCAGAGCTAATCATTCGCTAGTCTTTTCTCGTATGGAGCACTGTCTCTTAGTCTATTTCTAAACTTTTCAACTTCGTCCTCTTTCCATGCAGTTGCTTCTTTTAATTCAGACTCTAACTTTTTAATCTGAGCGCCTGCACGTTTACATGTGTCTTGTAAAAATTTAATTTTACCCTCAAGAAGTTCTTGATTCTCTTTTAAATTCTTAATTTGACTTTCTTTGTTTATCAGCATCTTCGTTATCCTCCTCTATTTCACCTTGAGAGTTGCACATACTACATTGCACAACAATCTGCTGTTCTTTACTTGGCCACGCTACTTCCTTAACTACTTTTATATATCCATTACCTTTGCAACGTGGACAAATTTTAGTTTTTTTCGAGTTTTCCATTTAGTCTCTTAGCTTTCTCGTTTACTAATAACGTTATTGTCTGAGAACGACTGATTGTCATCTCAGGAATCATAACTTTTCTTATCTTATCTATCTTATTATATGTATCTTTTGGTAGTGATACATTTTTATATTTGCTTATGTCTGTCATAAATCTTATACTCCTTTCTTAGATTTAACTAATATAGGATATATCTCATAATATACAATAGGTGTCAATGAAATTTTTATTAACAGTTTATATTTGTTCTGCAATGAGCGGAGAATGTTATACTAACGAACAATATCCAAAAATATTTCCAGACCATCACGACTGCATAAGAGCAGGTCTAACTGAGTCTTATGAGATTATATATGCTGAAGATAATTTTACTAAAGAACAAATAAATAAATTACAATTGTATGCTAAGTACACATGTATACCTGTCAAAGACGAAGGTAAAGTAGTTACATAATTCATATCAACCCCCCTGGTTTCCGTGCACGTACTCCCAGGAGAGCAAAGGCTCCACACCTCCACGGTACTTGCCGCTTCATAGGTTGCCGTACAGGGAATAGCGCTAGGCGTTATATGGACGGAGGTCCTTTTCATCATCGTTGTGGCTTCCGGTAGGTCTCACCCGAAATTATTCCTAACGCATCCTACTGCGCCTATTCCCTAAGGACTACAAAGACCAATGGGCCACTAATTTTGTATACAGCCATAAAAGATTCCACTTCCATCTCTCATAACATGTTTGTTCATGTGGTCGAGATAAGTTGTTAACTTATTTCTCAACGCATCACATAGACTAAAGAGATCAACTTCACCTACTATGTCTATATCTGCCATCATCTGTTTCGTAACTGGTATCAGTTGATACAGACCATCGCTCAATATTATGAGGTCCATTTGCAAACTCCTTAATAAGTTTATACCAAAGTGTTTTATACTTCGGATCCCTTGTCTTGTCCCACAGGTTTGCTGCTTCGTCTATTTGCTTCTGCATATGGTTTTGTCCCCCATTCTATTATCTTTCGTGCTCCTGGGGCAGATATTTCTATATCTACACCATAAGGTTTCCATGCTTTTCTTAAGATATTTAACTCCAACAATAGTATAGCCCATTGTTTTTGTGTAATACCATTTGGTTTCATTGTTATTATTTTTTCTTTCATAAGGATAATATAATATCCTAGAAAATAATGTCAACCCTTATTTTCCCTGGCCCTTGTATCTTAATTGTTTTTGCTGTCTTTTCTCTGATTTATTTTTATTTTTTTTATGCTGGCGTGCACCTCTTTTTTTAGGCTTATCACGAGGTGTAAAGAATTTAAAACTTTGTCTAGCCATCTTCCCATTCTTTTACAGAAGGTATTATATTTTTATCTGTAGGTGAAGCTATGACAGGTAAGTAAGTTATTTTACCATTAACATGTTGCTCTAAATCAGAACCACAATTCATACATCTGTATATTTCATTTGTAAGTCCGACTAACATTGTATCTTCCTCACATGTTGGACATACACCTTTTACTACTTCTGCTGATACTTTCATTACTCCAATATTAGCTTTTTTATAGACAAAGATCCATCAATATTTTCTTCAAGTTCTGCTTTTGATTTAATACATTGATATTTTATATGTGACTTAGATGAACGTTTCGCGACACGTTTGCCTTTCAAACAATCTGACATTGTTGGTTGTATACGGGCTTCCTTAATCTCTCCGTGTACAATCATAAGTAAAGCTATAATCAACTCCATTAATGACCCCCGTTTTGTCTTACCTTATCTTTTAATACTTCAATATCTTCTAAAGCCTTATCTAGTTGCGCTCTTAAAAACTCTATATTAACTTTGTTAGTCATGTTCATCTCTTGAGTCTCTTCCATCTTCTCGACGGACTTATACAAATCCTCAATTAAAAAATGTTGCTCCTGGTCTGTGGGCACTTGTTCAGATTTTTTTAATAAATCATTTTCAAACAACTCACGTGATGTCTCCAGAGATACTAGTCTTGCAGTAAGCTCTGTGTATGCGAACACGCCCATTGCTACTAGAATTATAAGGCTAGCTACCGTCTTCATCGGCATCTGTACTCTTGCCTCTTCTCCGATATCTAATGGTTTGTTACTCATCTTACAATTTTATCACCCATAAGTTTGATGTCAGGATTTTCTTTTTTATAATCATCTTTAATTGAATCCCAATAACTTCCATCTGGTTTTTGAATTTTATCATCAGGAATGATTATACCAGAACATTTAGAAACTAACAATTTGAAGTTAGGATTGTTGCTCAAAGTGGGGTTTTTATTGACTTTTCCGCACATTTTCATCAACTCTAGCTGCTGTTTGAGTTCCATATTTTCTTGTTGAACAGCTTTAAATTCATCAGTACATGCTGAACCTAGATAGTGTCTCCAAGTTAAACGTAAGGACCTATCATCACTAGGGCTATTATAATTATTGTCAGGATTATTGTGTCTATACCTAGACTCCGAATCTCTTTGATCTATTGATAAACTTATGTCACCAGTGCTACAGGTATTAGTACCGTTATTGAGATACTCATTTCTAGGATGTGCAGGTTTTATAAAACATAACAACACAAATAAAACAATTAATGCACCTGTAAAATAGTAATTCATCCTGGCTATCTCCATAAGTCACCTTAATAATTTATTTCTCTGTTAAGATCTTTGATATCATAACTGTGTTCTCTAACTTGATCCGCTAGTTGTCGGTATAAATTTTCTGCCATTTGCCATGTAGCTTCTGCAGAAGATAGTCTTGTATTAATATCTGTGATATTTTTTTCTAATACACTTACATCTCTTTCAAGGTTAGTAAGTCTTAATTCGTTTTGATTAATAGTGTCAGTAAGATTTACAATATAACGAACACCAGTAAAAGTTCCGACTAAGACTGACGCCACAACCGGAACCATTACTATATTCTTTTTTAATAAATCTACTAAATTCATTACTTAACAATGTAAGCTACAACAAGAACTGCAATTACAATTACACATACCTTGTGGTTTTGCCATACATGCAGTGCTCTGCTTTTAACTCTATCTATCATTTTTTTTCTCCTCAATTTCATAGAAAAACTTGTCGGTGTCTTCTGTACGCCAAGCCCTACTATCTTCTACATTCCATTCAGAAGTTTGCACTTTCCAGTCAGGAGTACTATCTTTTACGGTAAAAGAAGGTAGGTCCCATATACATCTGTTGTTAGGTTGTGCTGCAAAATTACCATCATCTAAGGCAATTATGTGTGCGCACTTATGTTCGTGCGGTATCTCTGAATGATCAGTGTCAAGTATATTAGACTCTGGATGTGCAAAGTCAACTGTAAATAAATATTTTCCTGGGTGCCATTTTTTATCTTTTCCGATATACTTACCGGCTTGTCCGTCTAAAATATCCCAACGATTGACAGCAGGATAATAACTAAAACAATTCCAGAGCTGTAGTTCATCAAGTCGTCTTGTGGGCACTCCATGTGCCTTAAATCCCTTTTGAATAAACGCGCTAATTGGTAAGCGATAAAATATTGCACCGTTTTCCATAATAGCATGGAAGAGTATACTACGACCTGTAAGAGCGCTAAGACCAAAGATAATGCAGTCTTCAACTTCTCCATGATGTTTTTTACAATCATATAAATACTCTCTTCTTATTTGTGCATAGGTCGCTGGTATGTTTGCATTTAAATAAGCCATAGTTAATCATGTATTTCACCCCAGTTATCACCATACTCATAGTCAACTTTATTAGGGACTTCTAGTGTAACAGCGTGTTCCATAATTTCAACGATCTTTTTAGCGTGTGCTTCATCTTGAACAGATATATCTAGTTCATCATGTACTTGTATGTGTGGTATAATTCCTTCTTTGTATAATTCTAACATTGCTTTTTTAGTCATGTCAGCAGCTGAACCCTGGATTAATTTATTAAGAGCCTTGTATGTATAAGCTCTTTTTATCCCCGGTCCATGTTCCGCCAACGCATCTTCATGAGTCATAGCTTTATGCATACCGAAACTGTTAGGCTCCCACAGGTGAAACCTGCAAAGTCTGCCTAGCAATGTACGAATTTGTCCACGATCTTGTGCTCTGTTAGATGCTTTGTCCATCAATTGTTTTACAAATGGTACACGTGAATGGTATGTATTAAATAAGTCAGCAGCTTTGTCCTTTGTTACTCCTAATTCTGCTTGTAATTTACCTTTACCCATACCATAGAAAAGACCCAAATTGATCGTTTTAGCCTGTGTTCTAGGTATATCAGCCATATCTGCTACAGTCTGGTGAAAGTCTGCGCTAGAGTCGTTTGTATAAGCATCTATTACATCATATACAGACGGTAATTTGTACAAAGAAGCATAATGCACTACCAACCTAGGCTCTTGCTGAGAATAGTCAAAACAACCCCATGTATGGCCTTCCTCGGGTATAAATAATGACCTTATCTTAGGTCCAAGGTCTTTGTTTCTGGCTGGAATCTGCTGAAGGTTAGGATTCTGATAAGAAAACCTTCCTGTAACCGTACCACCTCCTGCATTTCTTAACTGATTTATTTCTGCATGGATTCTACCTTTGTGTTCATAACTTATAATAGAATCTAAAAAAGTTGTGTGTGCTTTGTTGATCTCTCTTGCCTGCGCAATCATATTTACAACAGGGTGCTCGTGTTCTTGTAAAAAGTTTTTTGTAAAAGAAGGTGCCTCTGTCTTATCTGTTCTTGGATATTCTAATCTCAACATATCAAAAACCTCTGCAACAGATCTTGCGGCCCAGATTTGAGTATCAATATTAGTCTCCATTTTTATTTTATGTAGAAGGTTTTGTTCTGCTTTCTTAAATTCTTTTTTCATTTTGTGTGCACGTTCTACATCTACACGCACACCTTTGAATCTCATGTCAACAAGACATGGAAACAGATCAGACTCCAGATCAAATATATCCTCTAAGTCCTGGTTAATAATTTCTTTTTTCATTTCTTGCCAAAGACCAAGGGTTACTTCAGCATCACGTTCAGCGTACGCACCAACATGCATTGAAGGTAGTTTGTACATTTCTGATTTAGGATTGATTCCCCATTCTGCTGCAGCTTCTGCAAGTGCGGATTCGTTCTTACCATAACCAAGATAGTGCCATGATAAACTATTTAAATCATACCTAAATCTATTTTCATTAGTGACAGCTGCCGCTATCATTGTGCAGGCTATGTTACCATTTATTTTAAAGCCTAATGCTCTTAACCAACAGACATCATAAATAGCATTGTGAAAAACTTTTGTTGAAGGTGCTTCAAGTACATCTTTCAACCAAGATAAAACTTTAGCTCTGTCCATGTTACCACCACCTTCGTGAGCAATTGGAAAGTAGCCTTTGTAATGACTGGTCGCAACTGCAATACCTATAACATCACCATTACCAATAACAGAACCAGATCCTTTTTTAATTAGGTCAGGGTCTTTTGTTTCTAAGTCAATTGCTATTTCATCTACATGACGTAGGTCAGGAAATTCAGTTGGTTTTAACCATTCGGTAGGTGCCTCAAATCTAGGTATCTTCATTCGTCTTCTTCCTCCCTTAGTTTTTTCTCTTCTTCAAAACCTTCCATTAGTTCTTCATGCAGAGTTTTTTCTTTTTTAAATATTTCATCGAAACGTTTACGATACGTATCGTTAGATGGTCTTGACCTTCCGTCAAACTTTTCTTTTTTCATAAATATATTTATCTTCTATTAGTTTATTTAACTTATCTTTATTACTAAAAGCATACAAAGATGCATGTCGGTCTTTCGGAAATATTTCCCAACTAACTAATCTTGGATAAATTTCTAGATCAAACTTATATTTTTTATCCACTACAATAGTTTTATTTATTTTTGCTTTTGCCGGCATTTGTATCCTTTATCTTTTTAATTTCTAGTTCACAGTAGTGTTTGATCTTCTCTAAATCTTCTATACCATTCTTGTGTAAATATCTACAAACATATTTCACAACGTTGCCCTGAAAAAATGATAAATTATTTTTTGAAATAAATTCGTAGGGTTGAATATAAAAATCCTTGTAGTGAGATCCTCCAATTTGCTTATCTTGTGGAAATGCTTCTTTAAATAAGTCCTTCGACGTCATAACCTTGATCCTCCTTTTTTGCTGACATGACATAAAGATTTTGTTTTGTACGTGTTACTCCAACATACCAAACTCTATGTTCTTCATCTTGTTTTTCCGGACTCTTTTCTACAGAGTCTCTGATTGTTTTAGTATTATCTAACATTAACAATACATTGTCAGCTTCTCCACCTTTTGCTGAGTGTATTGTAGATAATTTTATTCTAGGAGGTTTGTTTAATTCCTCTCCATTACTTAACATTTCCCTTATGTATAAACATTCTTCATAGTCTGATTGAAACACATCATACCAGGGTGTGTCTTTACTAAATCCAAATTCTGTTAAATCATACATTTTTTCTTCTGTAATTTCTGTATCTGTTCCAGTATATTCAAATATATCTTTTACTTCTGCTAAAGATAAGTCATCTCCTTTGGTCCAACGAGTATAATTTAAAATTGTTTTAAACAAAGTTATCTTATAACTTTTACGATCCTGAAACTCAAAATAAATACCACGTTCTTTTAATGTAGGTTTAAGTCTATTTAATTTATCATTGTATCTTGCTAGTACTAACCATGTCCCCTGATCAAGTGGTGCATCTTCTGTGCTATAGATATAATTTACAGTACCCTCTTCTTCTCTAGCACTCCAACTTTTTTGTATTCTCCTATCGTCTGGTATTTGTTTTAAAATATTATCTGCAAGATTTTGTACGAGTTGTGGAACCCTGTAAGATTGTGGCAAAATTATGTCTTTCTTTGAAACTTCCTGCTGAAATTTTTTTACATCTGCGCCTGCCCAACCATAAATTGCTTGATCATCATCGCCTGCTAGTATAACATATTTGCTATTTTCCTTGATAATATTGAACATTTTCCACTGTATCGGTGATAAATCCTGTGCTTCATCAACAAATGCTACATCATATTTTGGACACAATCCGGACACAATAAATTTCTCAATCATATCTGTAAAATCTATCAGACCATATGATTGCTTATAGTTATCTACTTCATCAGAGATTATTTCTAATAATCTTTTATCCATGTCTTGTGAATACATATCGGTATTGTATTCTTCTTCTGCAGTTATGTTTTTTATTCTAGCTGCATTTATTAAATTAAAATATTCGCTATCAGAATTTATAAAACCTGTGTTCTCTTCACCACGAGAGTAAACGGTAACTTCAATACCAAGAGTCCTACCTATATCTTCGTAGTGTTCGTCCTGCATAACCTGAGCTTTCTTCATACCCAACTGAGTAAATGCTAAAGAGTGCAGTGTTCTAAAATGTTTTAAATCTTTTTTCTGAAATGCTGTGTGATAGTCTAACATTCTATCGACAGCTTCGTTTGCAGCTTTCTTTGTAAACGCAAAGTATCCTATTTTATCTACAGGTGTACCTAGTTTTAAAAATGTCTTAACATACTTTAATAGTTTAGTTGTCTTCCCCGTTCCCGGAGGCCCGAATAATTTTCTACTGATCATAGTATATCCGTCTTATGTTTTGTTTTAGTGTGATGTATAGGTACTTCCTCAAAAGTTTTTATATTAATCTGTATTATATTTTTTGTTGATGAGTTGTACTCACCAGTTTTTTTCGATGGATATCTTTTCTGTTCTAAAAATTCTATTTCACAATCCTGGTATGTAATCTGCATCATACGTCCGGTTTTATCTTCACTGTATTTCCAGTTCTTTGCTTTTAGTTTGTCATAAAATTTTTCAAACTTAAAGTATGCATAGTCACCTTCAATTAATACTGATCCAGTTTTAAATGCAGCATCACTGGTAGCCTTAGGTCCATTTATTTTTGCATGTATAACATCGTGTAGTTTTTCTTTTGGTGATGTACCTACTGGTGGTAACACAACTTTTTGTGTTGTGTATAGTGCATCCATAACAACTTGTTCCTCTTCACCTTTAATTAATGGTGGAAAAAATCCTGCAGCTTTTGATATTGCATTTCTTCTTTTACGTTGATCATTTAAATGTTCTACAGTTCTACAGTGTACTGTAGCTGTGCTGATACCATCTGGTTTTGTTACATCAAATTCATATTCTGGTTCTGGATCTAAGTCTATCTTTTTTAAATTAGTTAATACGGGATAAGAACCTTTTGCTCCACGCAAGACTCCAAACTTTTTCTTAACACAAATACCTTTTTTACAATGCTCGCTAAGTGGACTTTCAGTACAAGTATAACCCTTGCTACTTCTATTCCATGATTTTACTTTTTGTCCTAAAAACTTTTTATCCCATGCATTAGCATGTATACCTGAAAAATATTTTACAGGTGCATTCATAACTTTCTGCTCCCAACTGTCAGGATATTTCATCTTAACCATGACATGATAGTTGTACATAAACCTATCTTTACCATCAAACTTTTCTTGATTTGCTACTTTAGATATTGCTGCTAGACATGGTGGACCTTCTATAAATTCTTCGTCAACACCTTCCATACTCTTGCTTTCGATTCCTTCGGTAATTTCTTTCAGTCTTTCTTTGTTAACCAGATTTGCACTAATCACTTCTATGAATTGGTCCAAAGTAAATTTTGTACCATCAACGTTTAAAGCCTTACGCTCCTCGCCGAAGTAGGGTAGATTTATAAATTGTCCTGGTCGTAGTTGACCTGTCTCACTATCTTTTGTTAACTGTGTTTGTTTTGGAAATATTTCTGTATCTTGTTTAAGTCCAAACAAAGATAATAAGTTTGTTAGAAATGATTTGATTAGTGATGCATCTGTAAATTTATCCATGAATAAAAATAAATGCAAACCACCACTTTTAGATTCGACCGGTAGTAAAGGTAGATCGTACTGTTGTATTATATCTATATAATCTTTTTTATTAAAACTAGAGTAGTCTTTTGGGTCTATGTCTATAACACCAAATTTTACTTCTGAGTCTTCTGTACAGGGTTGTATACCAATAGATAGCTCACCTTTTATATGTTGCTGATAAATATCGTTAGTAAGTTCCTCAAAGTTCCATCTGTATACAGGTTTCTTTTTACCTGTTTCAGAATCTACTTTGGAATCTTGGTGATTAAAGTCAGCTACACCATAAGCATTCCTGTATCCGTTAAAATATTCTATGTATCTTTCCATAATAACTGTTTCTGTGGGCCCTCCACTCTCGCTTTAGGCCCACACTGTGCACATATTCCAAAAGGAATTATATAATGCTAGCTTGGTCCTTAGGTTTTTCTTCACCATGTTTAGCTTTAACACTTCCTTTAGAAATGCTATCGCTGAAACCTTTAGCTTGATCGTAAAGACCTTTTTCAGTTACTGGGCCAACTTTACTTACTTCCCAACCAAACCAAGTGCCTTTATCGTTCGACATTTGAGTAGTCTTTAGTTTGTAAATGTGGCTGAAAGATGCCGGTGTAAACATTCCGTTCGCACCCTTCATCTTGATTCCAGACATCATTGAGTTCCACTTTCTACTAATTTTTAATTGAGTAGATTTCATAGAGATCAACGCTGTCGATGGACTATCTCCCGCTACTATAACAAAGTGAGATGCAGTCTTCTCGATGTAATTACCATTAGGTAATCTATCTTTGTAGTTTGCATCCGGTGTTGTTTTGGACATGATATCAGATGATGAATCATAGATTGCAACTGGTGCACCTAATCCTTCTCCTCTATCTTTCCATTCTATGTACTCCAACTTATAAAAGCATGGAATTACATTTATACCTTTTACTCCGTCATAGAGTTCTCCAGAAACAGAATTGAATATCATTCCTGGTTCTGCACCCTCAACATACTTACCATCACGTTTGTTAACTTCTGGTGAAAGTTGTCCTAGGATTTTTAGAAAAGGTAAGGCAAGATCTTCTTGACCTATTGCACCTAAACCTTTTGCTGCATCATCTTCAAACATATTTGCTGGAAGTGGTGCAGACTTTTTCTCTGTTACTTGGTTCATGTTTATTTACTCCTTGTTACTTTGGTTCGGTTTCCTGCGAACACGTTAAATAGATCAGAGGGCATTTCTTGTCCAGACTCAAGACGCTCTCTGACCAATGCTTTTAGAGTCATTGGTTCGACCTTAAGTTTCTGGACAGGTTCAAACCCTTGACCCTTTGCAAGGGTCGCATAACTGCTAGCCTTGTTATCTTCGTTACGACCAAAGGAAACTATGATCTCATTTTTAATAAGATCACCTAGGCCGTTTTCTCGAAGCCATGTGTAGGCTGCTTCTTTATTAGCTACTGTAATAGAAGCGCCATAAACTGGTTTAACTTCAACTGAAGAACCATCTGCTAGTTTCAATGTAGAGATATTCATCTCCTGCATCATGGTAGGTATAACCTCACCTGAAACTAGATCGATATGTCTTTTCAGTTCTTTTAATTCTTTTTCTTTTTTTTCAAGACTGTCCTCTAATTCTTTTAGTTTGACAACTTGATCTGATAATGATTTTGCATCATTTACTGAATCCAGATCTTCTCTTTGATCTGCTTCAAAGTTTATGTTACTCATCTATTTTTCCTTTCTCGTATAAATTAATTTTAATAGGATAGTATTGTCTTTCTTGTCTATCCCATTTGAGTAAATTGTATTTGCCGTTTGTAATATCAGATACAATAGAACATGCAACACCTATAATTGCAGGATCACCTGTTAACAATAAATAATCTTCAGGTTTAAAATCTTTTAAAAGTTTTCTTAATTTAAAAATTAATGGACCTGGAGAAAAAATTATTTGTGAAAGTTCTGGTAACAACGATACTACTTCACCGTATTTTCTAGCACCTACAATATTTATTTTAGGTGTTCCAGCTTTTGTACCAGGCACGTCTTGTACTAAATAAACTATTCTTTCTGACATTGACAAAAGATATAACATCGATTATATAGAAGTCAATACAGAAAGAAGAAAAATATTATGAATTATAAATTTAAAACTAAGCCGTACGAGCATCAGCTTAAAGCATTAGAAATGTCATGGGAGCGACCATACTTTGCATACTTTATGGAGATGGGTACTGGTAAATCTAAAGTGTTAATAGATAATATATCTATGCTTTACGACAATGGTAAAATTAATGGTGTTTTAATTATTGCACCAAAAGGTGTAGTAAAAAATTGGCACGAAGGTGAAATACCCACACACTTAGTAGACCACATAGAACATAAAAATATTTTATGGCAATCATTAATTAATGTAACACAACAAAGAAAGTTAGACACATTATTTGAAACAGGCGAAGACCTACACATATTAGTTATGAACGTAGAATCTTTGTCTACTAAAAAAGGTGTAGCCTTTGCAGAAAAGTTTTTAAATTCTCACAGGGCATTGATGGCTATTGATGAGTCTACTACAATAAAAAACCCAGAGGCTAAACGTACAAAAAATATTGTAACACTTGGTAAGCTTGCAACATACAGAAGAATACTTACAGGTTCTCCTGTAACTAAATCACCACTAGATTTATATAAACAATGTGAGTTTCTAGAAGATGAACTACTTGGTTTTAATTCTTACTATGCATTTAGAACTAGGTACGCTGTTATGAGAACAGCAAATTTCAGTGGTCGGTCTGTACAAATAGTAGTGGGTTATAGAAACCTAGATGAACTAGCTGACAAACTTAAAGAATTTTCTTATCGTGTACTAAAAGATGAATGTTTAGATTTACCTAAGAAAACGTTTATGAAACGAGAAGTGTTGTTAACACCAGAACAAAGTAAAGCATACCTACAAATGCAGAAACTAGCTCATGCACAACTAGACGGTAAGATGATGTCTACAGCTACTGTATTGACTCAGTTAATGAGACTACAACAGATAACTTGTGGTCACTTTACAGCTGATGATGGTACAATAAAAGAAATGCCAAACAATAGAATTGGTGAGTTGCTAAATCTTTTAAACGAAGTAGAGGGCAAGGTTGTTATCTGGGCACAATTCCAAAGAGATGTACATAATATTATTGAAGTTTTATCTAAAGAATATGGAGATAGTTCTTATGTAGATTATTATGGACTAACACCACAGGAAGACAGACAGGATAATATTAAGAAGTTCCAGGACCCTGATTCCTCTGTCCGGTTCTTTGTAGGAACCACACAGACTGGTGGATATGGTATTACATTAACTTCTGCATCAACCATGATTTATTATTCTAATGGCTATGACCTAGAAAAAAGACAACAATCAGAGGCTAGAATAGATCGTATCGGTCAAGAAAAACCAATGACCTACATTGACATTATATGTGAGAATACTGTAGATACGCGAATAGTGAAAGCGCTACGTAAGAAAGTAGATATAGCTACACAGATAATGGGAGAGGATTTAAAAGAATGGATTTAAGACCAGGAGTTGTTATAAGATTTGGACTATGGATTAGTCTTGTTATGTGTATGCTATGGTATTTTTAAAGTATATCTTTTGCTTTACCTAAAATAGGTTTGTATTTAGTTTTATTTTCTTCTCTGTACGCATGTAGAAATTGTTTTCTTGGTGTGCCTTCTGTTACACTACAATGTATCCATCCCGAGTTAGGTTCTCCAGGAACATAGTACTCAACAATCAATTGATCCCATTCAAGCTCTCTATATATCCAATCTGCAAGCTCTGCATTGTCGACTCCAACACATTCGAAATCCGCCGCTTCCGCACGTGAGTGCTGGCTGTTGATCGAACTACCAATGGCTTGGCAAAGCTGAGGGGAACGGAACCCTGATGTAACTTTGACTCTACCGAAATGATCTCTTACGGGTTGCAATATTTTTTCACAAAGTGTTTTTAATTTTTCTATTTGTTCTGCGTTAGGGTTATTATTGATACCTTTACGTATCGCAGTGTCTGATTTAATTAACTCCTGAAGAGTGAAATTTCGTGTAAGTTCCATTTTTATTTTGTGATGTCTGAAAGTAAAATTAATAGCACGGCTCCCATACCGCCAACAATCCAATACTCTAATCTTTTAATTCGTTCTTGCATTTCTTTTATTTGCTCAAACGTTTGCTTTTGCATTATTCTGCAAAGCTTTTCATGAGATTCTATTTTTTGTAGTGCAGATTTTTTAACCATAATTATCCTCGTCCAAATAGTATTTCTAATTTTTGTTGTGTTGTCAAGTTAGAAAAAGACCCAGCAGCTCCAGGGTTATTAACAATATTTGCATCAATACTTGGTAAATTTAGTGTTGTTGGTGTTGCAGGTGTGTCTTGCATAATAGGTACTAATGGGTTTTCTATAAATGGAAATTCGGGTTCTAATAACGATGTTCTAGCTAACTGTTGTTGTATATTTCCAAGTGCAGTTAGTGCAGAAATTAATGGGTTAGGTTCTCCAATCTTTGCTGCGTTTTCTGCAAATGCTTGTTGTAATTCTGATGATATATTTATTGGTCTAAATATATTTTGTTCTATAGATCCAACTTCTACACCAGATAATCTATCTGTAGAGGTTCGTAATCCTGACTGTGTAATCCCTAAAGTTCTTGCTGCATCTAAATCTAATTTAAAATTTTTTCTTACACCAAACAAAGCTCTGTTTGCATTTAAATATGCATCTACAATTTCACTTGGATCAATTGGTCCACCACGTAAAGCTTCTCTAGTAAACAACTGTCTAGATTCCCTTACACCTCTTTGATAGTTTGCAACTTTAAATTTTAAAGTTCTATCTGGGTTGACCGCTACAGATCTAAAACCAAACAAACCTGCAAACTCATCACCAAATTCATATGTTTGTCCAAATTTATCTATCTTACCTTTTTGTAATACATCAACAGACTCAATAGATTGATCTAGTCTTTTTAATTGATTAAGTGAGAATGGCATTTGTGCTTCTACTAAGTGAGCCATAATTTTATAAGCTTTGTCTCCTGATGTATCTTGTGGGTTAAATACTTGGAAACCATCTCTAGTTCTACCACCTCTAGCTATAATATCTGTTACCGCTTCTGTCCAGATAGACTCTGATATAAATGGTTGTGCAAATTCTTTCATAGATCCAAACATACCTGCAATGAAATCATCCATCATACCATCTTCATCATTTCTACCATCAGCTACTTGGTTTAAAATAGTTTGAATAGGTCTAACTAAAGTATCGTACGCATTAGCATGACTAAAATCTACGTATTTAAAATTACCTTCTTCATCTTTTATTGGTAGTAGTGTTGAGTTTTTTGACCAGTCAGCTACATATCTTCTAAGAGCTTCTCTTTCTTCATCAGTTACATTATAGATTGCAGCAAATGCTTCTGCTGTTGCAGCCGGTACAGCTACTGTAGTTGCACCCATACCAAATAATCTAGTGTACCCTATCGATTGAAATGGTTTTACTTTTGTGCCATCTGGTAAAATTACTTCTTCATTTATTTCTTTAAGACCACGTCTTATAATATTAGTTCCTGTTCTAGCTATCTCTGCAGGGAATGATACAAAGTTACCAATAGGTAATTTTCTTAGACCTTTTACAAAGTCAGATACATAATCATAATTAGGTACATTATTTTTAATAATATCTGCTGCTTCTTTTTTTAAAAAGTTATCATCAAACACTTGTTCAATACCGTTCCTTGTAAACGATTGTCCTTTTGTTAAACCTACATTTGTAAGGTTTTTTTCTAACCTGGATTTTTCCATAGCCCACGATGCTATCTTCCAGAAGTCGTCCTCAGCTGTATACAAATCTTGTGATACTGATTTTAATTTAGACAGTGGTTTTAACAACATTCTAAATCCTTTATCTGCTGTCATTGTTTCACCAAAGTTTACATCTTCTAATAGTCTTGTTAGATCCCCTAGTCTTACGTTAGAGTTTACAACACCAAGCTCTAGTAGTTCTTCATACAACTCGTTTTGCATTCTTGTACCTTTAAGGGGTGTTTGTAATGCTTGATAAGCTTGTTTGATTGCTTCACCATCAGGTATGATACCATTTGCTGTTGCAAAGAAACTAGCACTAACAAAGTTTCTCATGTGTGTTACTGGTGATAAAATTGTTTTAGCTACCTGCGATAGACCTTTTGGATATAGAACTAAACTTTGATATAGCTGACCTAACATCCCTGGGTCCTGTTGCTGTAGCCCTGTGTCTTTTAACGCTTTTGCAACACCAGGTCTTGCAAAAAAAGATTGTTCTGAGAATGGATTGGTTGCACCCATAGCAACATTACCTTTATCTAATACCTCTTTCTTAACACCTTTACCTGCATCAATAGTTAATCTTTTAGCAGGATCAATAACTTCTACAGGTACAAAGTCTGTACCAAATAACTCCCTAGCTTCGTCTTCACTTTTAGCTAAGAAAGGTTTTACATTACTTTTTCCAGAACTAAATGCTTCGGCTACTTCATCGTTTTTATTTAAAAGATCTCTGTAAAACATATTACGTCTTGTAAGCATAGATAATTTTGCAGTAGCACCTATGATTGTTTGCATTGGGTTTCTTTGTTTACCAAACAATTCTTCAAATACTTCTTTATCTGCTTTTGATTTTAATTCACCAATAGATACTAGTGGTTGTTGTGTTCTTCTTTTCAACGTCTCGTCTAATACAGTTCTATTAACAAAAAAATCAGGTACTTTAAATACAACATCTGATGGCCTATCTAATCTAAAACCTTTAGGTAGATTAGGATCCTTTAATGTGTTCGCTACTATTTCTTCTGCCTGTAAATCTGTAATAGGTTTGCCCGCTTCATCAGCACTTTGTTTAAATACTGTTTTAGCTCTTTCGATTGCTTCTCTTGTAGGTGTGTATCCCATATAAGGTAGTATACTTTTGTTTTGAAATACATCATACGTTGCACCAATGTAATTTTTAAACTTGTTACCAAATAATTTTTTAAATTCTGCTATCTCATTCTTACCAAGTGTTCTTCCTAAATTAGAAAACAGATCAGCCCACTTGTCTCTGATAGTTGTTAGACTACCAAATATAGTACCCATAGTTTCTTCATCTACTTTTAAGTCTTGTAATTTTTTAAGTAATGCTTCTTTTTTTGTTTGATCTAATGCACCAAACTTTGCATAACCAAGGTCATCTATTTGTGCATCACCTGATAACAAGAGGTCATTAACATCTTTTAGTAGTGCATCTCTTTTCTTTTGATTGACTCTATTAGCTATGTTTCTAAACGGTGGAAATATCTTATCAATAGCTATATCTAATTCCCTAGATATATTTTTTGCCTTTACAGCATCAGCAGATCTTTCTCCAATATTAGTTCTTTCAATATCAAAAAACTCTTGAGTCTTACCACTTCTTGCCCTGAACCCTTGTGCAATCTTATCTATAAATCTATCTATCTTATCGTTTGAGTCTGTAATGTTTTTATTTCGATCAGTTAGTCTTTTAATAACTTTACCTGTACCTGCAATAACGCCGGTAAACAATGCACCTTCAGTACCAAACTTAACTCTATTTAATAAATCTGTTAACGGATCATCAGACTCTCTATCTATTTCTGTAGGTCCACCAATTAAATCACCGAACGTACCTATCTGTTCTACGTCACCAACAAACGCTGCTTCACCAACACCGCCCCCTAGCGCACCACCAATAAATCTATTTGTTTTACCTTTAGCATTTAATTCTAAAACATCGTCAGCTAGTTTTTTTACTTCTCTTGAAGATTTAAAATATTTACCAGTTTTTGCAGCTTTCATAGCATCAACTGCTATTTTAGAACCAACTCTAAACCCTGCAGTAGCAGGTATACCAATGTTAATTAATGCTTCTGTAATTTGTCCAGCTACAGTTGCTTCTGCTTTCTCATCTAATGTTGTAAGATCATCAAAGAATGCTTCTACTCTAGCTGCTCTGTTTTGATCAACACCTAGATCTAATAATGTTGCACCTAATGAAAAGAAACCTTTTGGTATCGCAAGAAGACCAGAACCTACACCAGCCAGTACAGATTCAATTGTACCTACTTTATTATTATCGTTTGATTCCGCTAGTATTAGTTCTCGTGCAGAAGCCATGAGTTACCCCTAACCTGTAATTTCGTCTAGATTTACAAATGTAGCACTACCATCCTCTACTTGAATAGCTTTTTTGTTTACGACATATAGACCATTATCTAGTCCACCATAATTTTCTTGTAGGTAATCTATTTCGTCCTTGCCTTCGTTATTTTTTTCCCATTTTGCATACTTGTCATCTGGGAAAGTATAGTCAACATCTTGTCCTAGACCAGTTAATACAGATCTTAATGTATTACTTGTAACTATATTTTTACCATCTATTTCTGCCTTTGCCATAATGTCAGCAGCAGACGCACCTTTTAAATCTTTTTGTATTTTTGCAGTAGCTGCTTTTTTATATGCAAGATCAACTGCAGAAGATGGATCATTTGCTTTAATATCTTTTTCAATCTCTCCTTTAAGAACCGCAGCATCAATTTGTTTCTTAAGAGCAGAAGATTTATCTAAGTTTTTAGATATAGCACTAATTAATTGTGACTGTAGACTACCGGATTTAATAGATCCTTTTAAGTCTCCACCTTCTTGTTGTATAATTTTACTTGCATCAATTAATGAATCATAAGTTGCATCTTTATTCATCTTATCAATTCCCATTAATTTGTAGTATCTATCTTTTGTTGCTTGAATTCTGTCTTCGTTTATTTCTTGTTTTGCACCTTCTCCAGTTCCACCAGTTCCACTTACATCAGGTGTAGCTACAACTTTAGTTTTTTTATCTCCACGTTTTAATCCAGTGCTTTCACCTGTTGGTGTTTTTTCTTTAGGACCAGTTTTAAAAGGGTCTGCAAAAGGTATTATAGTATTAGCGTATTCTTTTAATAAATCTGGAGTTGCCTGAGCTATACCTTTTACAGCTTTAGTACCGGCCTCAAGGCCCATACTAGCTGCAGGTAGACCTAAACTTAATGGATTTGATCTTAAAAGAGAACCAACTCTAAAACCAGCACCTGCTCCTGTCTCAGCCATTCCTGCACCTAGTCCCGCTTTAGGTGTAAAAATATCTTTTAATCTACCCATGGTTCCTAAGTTTTGTGACATAGGTGTGTAAGCTCTAGCTGCTTTAAATCCTCTGTAAGCTGCCGGTAAAAATCTTGCAGCTGCTGAAAGTCCAGCACCTATTAAAGGAAACGCGTAACCTTGTCTGCCTGTTTCATCTTTTGGTGCAAGTGGACTACCAACAGTATTGATAGCTTGTTTCTCTTTCATACCATTCATGATACCCTCTTTAATAGGGCCACCGTATCTAAACATTGGTCTATTTAATGTCTTCATATACTATCCGTATAATTTACCAAATAATCCTGCAACACCTGTTGCTGTGCTTAATGCTGTCGAGAAT